GTTGTTCATTGTGTTGCCTTTCTGTGTGGTGTGTCTATTTTATAGTCGCTGTGTGGTGTTTTGTGGTGTCGTTATCAAACTGTTATTTATAGATTGCCCCGGCTAGTTTTGCCCCGGTCATGTAGAAACCGCAGTTTGCGCATTGGTGTCTTTGGTATGCGCCGCCGTTTAGGTATTTTTTTCCGGCTTTGACGATGTGGGTTGAGCCGCAGTTTCGGCATCCGTCTAGGTTGCCCTCTGCAACTGCTACGTGTGGGTGGTTGTTTATCCATGGTAGGAGGATGTCGTATAAGTCTACTAGTAGGTTGACATCTTGAATTTGATATTGCTTCATTTCTGCCCATGCTTTGTTGTTGCCTGCCATGCAGTCGAGCCAGAGTTGGAAGCCGGAGTGTTGGACTTTTGCGCCGACGCCTAGTTTTTGTGCTACGTAGTCGAGTTTGTTGCTTGGGAATTTGAATTGACCTTTGACTACGCGCATTAGGTCTAGTTCTTTCCAAGGGCTGGGTGGTAGGTAGCCGTTTTCGATGAATTCGCGTTTGATGTGTTTGGAGTCGAATGCTGCGGAGTTCCAGCCGATTAGTACGTCGGCTTGGTTCATGATTTTGTGGAGTTCGTCTAGCATGACTTGTTTGCCGTCGTGGTGTACTGATTTGAAGATGACTTTGTCAGAGCCTAGCCAGCGAGCGCCGAAACATATTACTTCGGTTGATTTTTCTAGTTGTGTGATTGCGACGTTTTGTTGCCAAAGTCCCCAGACGTGTGCCAAGTTGGGGGATGTTTCTAGGTCTAAGAAAAGTATTTTCATGTTGTTCAGACTAGGTTGCGTCTTTTCCTGTCTATTGGTGCGACACCCTGCGTTATGTAATCGTTATCAAAAGGTGTGATGCTGATTAGTACGCCGGGTTGGTGGTTGTCTGCGTAGGTTTTGCGGACTGTTAGGTCTACTACGTCGCTGTCATCTCTCCATATCCCGGCTTTTGTGATGCTGTCTAGTACGGCTCGGGTAAGTTTGTCGATGTCGTAAGTTCCGGTGGCGTATTGTCGTTTTACTGATTTGGGTCTTGGTAGCCAGAATGTCAACGCGACGTTTACAGCCGTTGTGAATGCGGTGTCTTGTTCTAGCTGCTTTAGTTGCAGCATTCGGGTCATGTGTTCGCGCCATGCTGGTAGTTGCTTTTGGCTTTCTACCAACACGACTTTCCCACCGCGAACAAAACCTTGCTTGCTGCCTTGTGGTCTTGGTTCGCCCTCGATGAATATTTGAAACATTAGAACGGCATGTCGATTGGGTCGGTGTCGGTCTTTTGGGTCAAGATGTCAGCTGCGTTTCGGACTTGGGTGGTTGGTGTTCCTGCTACTCGGATACTTACGTTGTTTAGTGAGTGTTCGACTATTGTTTTTGCTTCTGTTGCGTTTTTTGGGACGTAGGTTGCTGACTTGGTGGATAGTTCACCTGATACTTCGATGATGTCTTTTTCTTGTACTTGGATGTCGCGTGTCCAGATTGTCCAAAGTCGGTTTCTTTTTTCACCTTTGAATTCAAAAGTTTCCCAAGCCTTGATGTAGCCGTGTTCGTTTGAGAAGTTTCCGACTTCTGCGACGATGTTTACTAATGCCATTTCTGTGTTCCTTTTCTGTTTTTTTCGTAGGTTGTTATTTAGTTATTTAGTTTAAGTTTATATTACTTTTAAGTGGACACCTACGCCGTCCCGTTGCGTCTTAGATGTCGCCCCGTCGCGTCTTAGATGTCTACCCGTAGTTTTCTTGTTTTGGAAGTTATCCACAGGCTTGTGCATAAGTGTGGAGTCGCAAGTTTCTGGACATTCAAGCAACAACCAGTAGCGGTTTGTGATTCGGTCTGCCCGGTATCCTGCACCGTCGTGGCTTGCGATTTGTATTTCATTTAGTTCGTGCAGCTTCTCTAATGCTCGTTGAACTTGTCGTTTACTGCACCCTGATAGTTCGGCTAAACGCTTTTGGCTTGGGAAGCAACCCTCTTCCGGGTGTTCGCCTATGTGCCATGCCAGCGCGGTTAGGACGGCTCGGGCTGTCCCGGATGACTGGGAATGATGTAGTACGGCTGAAACGGCTTCTATGCTCATTCTGCGCCTTTCTGTGTGTATAATTCTTTTACGCCCTTGTGGTGGGCGGTGAGGCGATTAAGCCTCGGGGTGTACCTTTTCTGTGGGGTACACCCCTTTCGCTTATTTCTTTAGTTCTTCGGCGTATGCCTTGATTGCTGTTAGCGTGTCGTTGTCAACTGTTGCTTTTACTGCAGCTGCGTAGATTGTGCGCAGTGTTTCGATGTCTTTGTTGCTGTGCGCTTCTTGTGCTTCGATTAGATAGTCACGAGATTCGCGTGTTGACTTTATCATTTCTTCGCGGCTTGGGCGTAGGTAGTCGTTGCCCTTTTTGGTGCTGTAACCAAGTGTTGCCAATGCTCTACCGATTGCGCTGGTAGATGCGTTCTCTAGGAATGATGCGCGGTTGATGTTGCTTGAACCTCGGGTTTCGTGGGCGTAGTCAATTGCAGCTGGGCGCATGTCTTCGCGGTCGGTGTAGACCGATGCCATGACGATTACTTCAGTTTCGTTGATTAGTTTGATTTCGGTGTGAATACGACCGTCTTTGTGGTCTGCCCAAAACTTTGCAATTCGGTTAGCGACCGGTTCGTAGTTGTCTAAGAATGCCATGTCTGTGTCCTTTACTTGAATGTGATGTAAGGTTTACCGTTTCGTGCCTGTAAAGCAACGACTCGTTCGCCCATGTAGTTACCGTACTTGATTCCGTTTAGGAATGCCAATGTTGCGGTCTTGTGTTTCGTGAAGTTGCGTTCTGCTTCTTCGTAGATGACTTTAGCAGCTAACAGGTCTACCCAGAAGTTTCCAAGGTCTAGTTCGCCGTCGGTCAAACCGTCTGACAGTTCCCGGACTGTTTCGTAGGTTGAGTCTGCACCGTCGAAGATTGGTTCAACTCCGGTCAATACGAGGTCATAGAACGCTCGTACAGCGGTTTTCATTACTTGGATAAGGGATTCATTCCAAACGACTTCAAACTCGGTGTAGCGTCCGCCTATGACCGCGCAGACTACTCCACGCTTTAGACCTAGGACTTCCAAGTACCAAAGTACCTGTAATTTCCATGGTTCGGGAATTTCTGACACGTATTGAGCCGAGTGTTTGATTTCCAACACGCCCAAGCTGCCGTCTGCCCATTCAATAATTCCGTCCGGGTTAGCCTTTGCCCAGTCTTCGGCTACTGATTGCCAAGTTCCTGTTTCGTGAACCGTTAGCCAGTCTTTGTTCTCATCTAGGAAGAATTGGCGGATAGCAGGTTCTAATGCTGTACCGAGTCGCATAGGAATTGTTGAGTCGGAATTGTCAATAAGGTTTGACTTTTCTGCCCAAAGGGTGTATGGGGATTTGTATTGTGATTTGCCGAGGATTACTCCGATGTCAGAGCCACCGATTCCGGCGCGAGCTGCATGCCATTCCGGTGAGCCTGATTCGAACGAGCCAATGAACTTGGCTTTGCCTAGTGATTCAATTGCGTCTGTGATGCGCATGTGTTCTGTGATTGTCATGCAACAAATACTAGTGCCGGAGAATGACAAAACCCCCGGTCTGCTCTCAAAACGAGGACTTGCGGGGGTTTTGTGTGAAAGGCTAACCAGTGCTGGCGCACGACTAGCAGGTGTTATTTTTCTTTGTTCTTCGACTGAACCGATTCGATTGTGGCGTTGATGTGGTTGTCAAAGTCCTTATCGGCTACTTCGCCTTTCCCAGCGTAAGTGAACGATAGTCCCATAACCAAGCCGACGATAGCGACTGATGCCCCAAACAAAACTGATTCCAGAGCGCCCATACTGAACAATGGCAGGTTGCCAACACCCATAGAAGACAAGCCAGCGCCAAGTGATAGAGCCGCAACTCGCTTCAAACGCTTTGGGATTTTTGACCATAATTTCACTTTGCCGCCTTTTTAGCCGCCGGTTTTTTTGCAGCCGGTTTAGTTGTTGTCTTTGGTTTTGACGCGTCAATAAGTTTGAACAGGTCTAGTAATTCTTCTTGTGGTGCTAGTTGTGGCTTTGGCTGTAGTGATGCAGCTGCGTGTAAGTGTGCGCCGGTTGAGTTTGACCCGGTGTTGCCAATGTGACCAATGATTGTTTCGCCACCAATAACTCTGTCCATGTTGCTGAACTTTGGTAGTTCTTTTAGGTGGCAGAAGATTGTGTACACCTTGTCGTGCGAGTTCTTAGTAATGATGCAGTTTCCAAGTTCCGAAGTGACAAGAACCTTGGCTACAACACCGTCGGCGACAGCGTAAACAGGCTTGCCCTCTGAACCGCCTTTGAAACCCCAGTCTGAACCGCGGTGAGGTCGTTTACGGTATGATGCGAAGTTGCCTAGTTCGTCGCGACGTTCCGCGCCAGTGCCTTTGATTGGTTCGAAGTACATTAGGCAAGACCTTTCATAACGATAGCGACGGCAGCTGCGGTAATTGACGCGGTCATGATTGCTTGCAACCATGCGCCTTTCCAACGTGCTTGTTCTAACTCGCGAATTCTCATTTCGAAGTCGTCAAGTTTCTTTTCAATGTCTGACACGATTCGAAGTATTAGTGAAGTGTTATTCGGCTTCGTTGGTGTTGTCATTTAGAGATTCCAAGAACGCTGCGTACTCTGGGTTGGCTGGGTCTGCCGGGAATGACTTGAACGCGCCATTTCCAAGGTCTACAACAATGTGAGTTGAACCGTCTGTTTCGTTTGTGATTTCTTCAAATATCATTTTTACAACTCCGCGCTAAAACCGATGTAAGCCGCTGTGTCGTTGAACGCCCTTAGGAAGTAAGGTCGCGATGTTGTGGCTGAACCAACACCTACCAATTCGACATTTATAAATTTTGTTGTTGAAGCGGTATCCAGTGAGAACGAAGAACCTGTTTTTTCTGAAACGTTATCGTATGCGCGCCAGTTACCAATAGTTGAATAATCTACTGACGATGCAACTGTTCGCATTTCAACTGGTACTGGGAAGCCGAAAGCAACCGAGTTAGAACCTAACGCAAAACCTTGTGCAACTTTACCGTAACCAGAAGAGCCTGCGTTGTAGCGAATGTAGTAACGCTGGCACTTAGCAAGTTCTGCTTCGAAACCGTTTGACTGCAAACGCCAGTTAGTTGCGCTAGTTCCTTTTTCCAGTTGAACCTTTTCCAAAGTCTTAGTTCCGCCAGTGGCTTCAAACTCCACTACTACGTTTGCAGTGCCGTCAAGGGTCACAGTTACCGGACTAGCTGCATAAGACGGTGCAGTCGAACCAGAGTTGTAAACTCGTCCAGTTGCAGTGCCAGACCAAGATAGTGTATAAGAACCCGACCCCGGAATATTTGTCTGCTCAATAACCTGCGCGAATGAGCCACCAGAGTTAATAGTTACAGGATAACCGTTCACTGAATAGGTGAAAGTCATTGAAGAGTTATTAGATGTTGCTTTCCAACGGTCTACGCCATAAGCGCCACTAGACAATGAAGTTCCCGATGTGTAAGAACGTTGGTTTACAACAAAATTTGAGTTAATAAGAATGTTGCCAGTTCCGCTTACTGAAACAATGTTTTGCCAAGTAGCGCCAGTCCAAAGATAAAGAACGTTTGTGTCTTCTAGGTAAGTTACCATACCCTCGTTAGGACTTGGTAATGCAGCTGTGCGAGCGGTAGCCGAAGCAAACACCATTACCGACTGATTCATTAGGTAAGTGTTTAGTTCGCTACCAGTGAGCGCGTCACCGTTGCTAAAAACTTTATATGCCATTTACGCTGCTTTCCATAGTTCGAATTGAGTGTACCAAGAATTTACGTCAATTGTGTGATTGACCTTAGTAATAGTGTAATATTCGTCAATTGCAAGTTCGTTCTTAGTAAACTTTACACCCAACAACTGACCCGGTGTAATAACCGACGCTTGTGTAAGGTTGCCCTCGCGGTCGATAGCCGGAGTTTCAACAGTCTTCACTAACTTGGTAACAGTTGTGTTGAAAACCTTTCCTGCCCAAGTAGTTAGTTCGTCGGTATCGGTCACGTTCAACGATAGCGAAGTAAAGTTCTCGCCATAAAGTTCGATGCTGTCGGTATCCTCTAAGGCAACGAATTGCGTGTCGTCCGAAACAAGGTCAACATAAAGCGAGTTAATAATAGAGTCAGCGTCGGCAGCGACAGTAATGTCAGACATGCAAAGGTGATAAGCATCGCCATGGTTATTGCCAACAACCCAAGTTGTACTAGTACCATTCGCAACGTCCGGGCGAGGAATAAAAACAATTTGTTCGGTTTCAGGGTCAACCCAACAGACTGCAAGTCCAACCTGTAATGCTTCATTGAAAATACCGTTCGCTTGAATATCTGTTTCTGCAACTAAAGGTATTTTGCCAGTAGTAGCTGCAGATTCCAACGACATAACACCGCCAACAGCGATAACACCGGCAGCAAAGTTTTGTAAAGGCGTAGCGTAACCTGCTTCAAGGCTAGTGTTGTCGAACGAAGCAATTCGGCTGTTTACAAGCGCTTTCCAAAGGTCGTACGCTGTGATGTCTATCCTGTTCCAGCCGTCGGGTGAATACTGCACGTTTATTGTGTCAATGTAACCGGTAAATAGCGTGTGGTTTACAGCGCCCTTTACAGCACGAACACGCATCTTAGTGTTCGTTCTAATGTTTTTGTTTACGTTCGGGTCAAACTCGTAAGACTGTAAACTAATGCGACCAGTACCAGCGTTAGGTTGGAAGTAGTATGCGTCTTGAATGTCGCCACCAACACCAAAGTCTGCGCTGATAGTTTCCGCTTCGACCGCTTGCCAGACGAATGCAGAACCAGTGCCTAGAACGTCGGTGCTTCCAAGTAATGATTCGCCAAGAATAAAGTTACCAACACCGCCAAGTACGTCATCGCCACCGAGAACCGACAAGCCAAGAATGAAAGTATCCGAGTCGATGTCCGGCAGAAACAACTCGACTTTTAGGTCGGTTGCTATGTTGAAGTCTTGGATAATCGCCATTAGCGACCGCCACGAATGATTGTGCTAGAACCGGAAGCCTTTAGTTGCTTGTTTAGAACCGCTGTAATCTGTTGCGCAGTCTGCGTACCCTTGATGTTTATGTTTTGTACGACAGTTGTAGGTTTGGTGTTTTTACCTAAAACGCTAGAACCAAGTTGCTTAAAACCTTGACCATAAATTTGCGATTGCTGCCCAAGTGTTTGACCTTGTTGGAAGCCACCAATAGCTGCACCTGCACCAATACCAGCGACCGCGCCACCGGCAACTGCGCCACCGCCAACAAGAGCGCCAAGACCAGCAAGAGCCTGATAAGCCTGAACCGCGCCTGTTGCAGCGTTCCATGCAGCTGTCAAGCCACCGATAGCAGCGACCATGGGGACGAGCCAGTCCTTGTTATCCAAAACCCACTGAACAAGTTTTACACCCTGCGCAATAACAGCCTTTAGACCGTCCACAATTTCTTGCAACTTAGCCTGACCCTCTGGGGTTGCTAACCATGCTGAAAATTCTTCAAGCAAAGGCAATAGCGCAGTTCCAATTTGTTCCTGCATTTCACCAAAGATAACCTGCATGCGTTGGTAAGGGTCGGTGTTCGCGGCTTCTGCAGCTGCACCCTTGAACAAACGTTCCAATTCAGCCATAGGGTCTTTAGCGCCCTTTAGCGACGGAATAAGTCGAGTTAGCGCAGTGTCAGAACCAGCCAAAGATTTAGCCATGGCTTGCGAAACAGCATCCAAGTCTTTACCAGTTGCAGCCGAAGCATCCAAAGCAATTTGCAACAACTTGTTAGATGCTGTGACGTCTTTAGTTGCAATAAACAACTTCTGAAAGGCTGGGCGAAGTTTGTCATCTGCTACACCGGCTTGAAACTGCATACGGTTTATAGACTTTTCAGCCTGCGCGATTTGTGCCTTAGTAGCACCGGCAGAGTTCTCCATAGCCAACGCCAAAAGGTTCATCGACTTAGAGTCTTCAATAGCAGCCTTAGCCGCTTCCTCTAATTGCTGTGTAATGATGCGGAGTGAAAAACCTACACCGATAGCAGCGAAAGCCTTGTTCATGCCTGCAGAGATTTTAGCTGCACGTTTATTCAAAGCACCAAGTTGACTTTGAGCGCCCTTAGTAGCAGCTGTTAGATTCTTGTACTCGCCAAGTATCTCAACTCCGAGAACTAAACTCATTCCGCTACCTCGTTCGATTCATTCCAGACACTAACGAATGCCCGGTATTCAGTGAGAGTAAGTCTTCGGTATTCGCTTGGTGACATGTTAGTCAACAAACAAAACCTAGCCATACGCTCGGCTTGTTGCTTCTTTATGCTTTTGGGTCTTCTTCAACACCCTTAAACAATTCAAGAGCATCTGCGAAAGTTACCTTGCCAGCATCTTCCATTTTAAAATTAGGGTCAACACGTTTCTTAGCAACCCAAATAATTGCTTTCAACGCCTTGCCTTTTAGTTTCCCTGCGCCCATAAGTTCGTCCATTGGTTGCCCGGCTAGGTTCTCAATGGTTTCAACTTCGTCTAGCGTTAGGTTGCTAAAAAAGTCCTGTGTCATTCTTCTGTGCCTTTCGTGGAATTGAACGCTATAAGTGTATCAAGAGTACGGTAGTAGTTCTTGTAAACTTCGTCGCGTGTGATTCCAAGAGCCTTTATGAAAAAGGGTTGTGGTTTGATGTTGCGTTTGAACCAACCCCAATGTATAGGGTTAGCGTATGGAACTTTGCCGTTGTTTCCTGCGCGAACCGAAACGCTTCTTAGTGCCTTAGAAACTTTGATTGTGTTTCTTAGTGCGCCTGTGCGTACCGGCACCAAGTTTCGGGCTTCTCTAGCAACAATTTCACCTGCTTGTGAACCTGCAGCTTTTATTTCCGCATCGGGGACTCCAATTGCCTGAAGTGCTTTGATGCCGGACTTGAAACCTTTTACCTTGATGCCGGACGCGTTAGACATTCTTACGCGGTTGTGTCGATTGTCACGCCGTAGAAGATGTCTGATGCAGGGGTGTGTGGAGTGTTCTTTACAGTCAACTGGACGCTGAACTTTGAGATTTCGTTTGAAGTCAAAGATAGCGGTGGCAACTGGTCGAATACAACAGTTCCGGTGTAGTGTGGCTGGTCTGCAGACGCGGTTGCGTTGCCGTTAGGTGCGATTGTGAAAGCAACTTCTGAACCGAAGTTGTCCCATAGAACGCGGTATAGGCTTGTGTCTTCGCCAGATGTAATACCGTCTAGTTGCAAAGTCCACTGACCGCCAACACGAACTTCGCAGAATGTCTGTACGTCGCCCGGGGCGTCATCCAGAGTAAGTTCTACCATGTTCGCGTCGCAAGCGTAGTCGGTTGTGCCGATTTTGAAGACAATGTTCGTTGCCTTGATGCGAGTTGATGCTGCCATTAGGGGCGACCTTTCTAAATTGTTATTGCTAGTTGTGCGTAGATGTTTACCGATAGGTATTCGGCGTTGTTTGTTTGCAAGTTGTACGGTTGATTTACCGAAGTCAGACGAGCGTAGGTCAACGGCTTGATTGCGTTTAGAACGTCTTCAATTAGTTGGTCTAGGTTTTCAGTTGCTTTCTTGTTTGTAGCAGTCGAGGCAACTAAAACTAATTCGAGTCCAAGAGTGTACTCTCCGAACTCGGCGGTCTGAATGTAAGGCGATGCAGCGTTGACTATAACGATTGGCGGCGTGATGCGTTCCGGAACGTATTCCAAAACATTCAAACCTGCAGCTACAAGGTCGTCTTTGAACTCAACCTTGGCGTCGTTTATTTCGCTCATACTGCGTAGCCTGTGTACGGCATTAGCAACGGATAAACCGCGTTCATCGGGTCTTTAGCGACACGAATAGGCGAGCCGTCCATGCTTGCAAACTGGGCAACACCGTTAGGGGCAGAGCGACGGTGGAAGAGTTCCGACGATGCAATAAGCGTCGCCTGGTCTTTCAACACTGCAGGAACAGATGTAATACTCCCGATGTGTCGAGTAACCAAAGCCAGCCCAGCGTCTAGACATTCCTGTGGGAAGTCTGTTTGGTCTGTGCCTACGTATGCTTGGAACTCTGCCAGCGTCACTGCCATTTTTATTTACCTAATCTAATTACGCAGTTACGTCCAACTTAACCAATGCGCCTACGCGTGGAGTAGCAATTGCTAGGTATCCGTATACGCTTAGGTCGTCGGTCAAGGTGGTGATGTCGCCAGAAGTTAGACGTACAGGTGAACCTGCAGACTCCATGGTGATTACAGCTGCAGAGTTAGCCATGTATACAACTCCAGTGCCTAGTGCAGGGTCAACGATGATTGGTAGACCGAATACAGAGCCACGAAGACCCGGTACGTTGGCTGTACCAATGTTGTTTACGCCAGCGCCGTCAACGTTTAGAACTGGGCGTCCGTCGCCTGCAGCTACCTTAACGATGTTTACGTATGCGTCGGTTGAAGCCAAGAT